ACTTTGCGGTATCAGGACTGACTGTCTTTGAGGGACTCCCTAACAGTTCTTCCTGGAGCGGAGGGTCTTCCGCAGATTCAAATCTGGAGGCTGCCTTTTATGACTGTGATTGGTCCGATTATGCCAATGATTTTATGGCCTATCGTGGGTCCTTTAACTTTACTATGAATCATCCTCGTGGATTTGTTCAATCTGAGAATTCGTATCGGCAGTCGGTTGTGACGCAGTAATTGACTGAGTAAGAGAGGAGAATTTTTTTGGTTTTTACTAGGTACATCTGAATCATCAATTTCATGTTTTTGAGCCAAAAACGAAAAATTGTATTGTGTGTACAGTGAAGCCTGTACCTTTAATTGCTATATGCGAGGCCGCCCATGCCGCTCATGATGCGGAGCACGTTGTAGTTGACGGCGTAGACACGGACCTGGGCGGAGAGCACGGCACCAACGGTGTTGTTGGAGAGCGTGAGCTGGAGGGTCGCATTGTCGATACGGGAGAAGTTGCAGGTGCCGCTGGGCTGGTGCTCCTCGGGCTTGAGGGCGAAGGAGTACACGTTGATGCCAACCGCGGGGATGTTGGTGTGGTGCTGGTAAGGCTGGACCAAGTTGAAGTACTTGCCCTCACGCTCGGAGAAGCGATCGTGGCCGTTGAGCTGGATCTTGGCCGTCACGACAGGGTTGGAGCCGGCCATGCCCTCGACACGGGTCACGGAGTAGCCGGACTCGAGGACGGAGCGGTCGAACCAGTCGGAGTAGTTGAAGGGCTGGGCGCCCTTGTAGGGGCCGATGACGCTCTGGTCGCAGGACACGAAAGAATCGCGCTGGACAACCCAAACCAGCTCCTTGGTGGGGTGGTTGAAGTTCAGCTTGATCTTGTTGGCGGAGCTGGTGACAGACTCGCCGCCGGTGAACTGGAGCTGCTCGATCAGGTACTCGTGGGAGACCTGGGCGAAGCGGCGGCGCTCATCCGTGTCGAGGTAGATGTAGTCGACATACAGGGAGGCAGAGACCAGGCCGGCGGAGGAGATGCGGCTGGTGACGGCGTTGCCGGTGGAGTTGTCGAAGATCAGGTTCTGGAGCTGGTTGAACTCGAGCCAGATCTTGACCTCGTGGTACTGGAGGGCAATCAGGGGGAGGGCGAGGCCAGGGTTGCGGTTGAACCAGAACTGGAGGGGGATGTACAGGGTGTACTCAGGGGCGCAGTTGCGGACCTCGGCGGAGGTGCCGGGCTCGACGTTGGAGGCGCAGTCCTGGTCGCAGCCCTCACCGCCCTGGACGAGGAGGTTGACGAGCTGGGGCACGTTGCCAACCATCTCGGCGTAGCCCGCCTGCTTACCGGGCTCCTGGGTGAGCTCGTTCCAGATCTGGAGCCAGTCGCCGTAGTGCTTGTCGATCTGCTGACCGCCAATCTCGACGTAGACGTTGTTGATCAGGTTGTGGCCGACCCAGTTGAGCCAGCGGAACTGGGCACCGCTGCCGTCGCCCGTCTGGAGGGAGACGGAGGGGAGGGTGGCCTGGAGGTAGACACGGTGGATCAGATCGCCGTTACGGGAGATCGTGCACTGGACCTTCTTGCCGAAGTTGGCAGAGCCGTTGAAGGTCTGCTCAATCGCCTCCATGGCGAAGTTGGTGTGGCGACGGTAAACCACCTTGAAGAAGGTGATCTGAGGGTTTCCCGTCAGGTAGATGTCTTGTGCGCCATAGGCAACGAGCTGCATTAAACCACCGGATCCCATTTGTTTATACACCCTCCTGAGAAAAAAATTTTGGCAAAGTCCGGGAGATTTTTTTGCGGAAAACGGAAAGGGGGTGTCCTGAGGCACCACCTAAACACTTTCTATGACAGGATATGTATGAATGAGTACTACAAATACGATAACATCCCTCGATCACCTATTGTCTTCGTCACGGCATGAGATTTCGGCACAACCTGCGAAATCCAAACCGATTGAATCAGTAAAAACGCTAGAATCGTTTCATAATCAGCATATGACAAAAATTCGCACCGAAAAAACACACCTAAAGGATTTAAAACAAGAGTTGGAAAAAAAACGTGTAGAATTGGAAGCCTTGGAAGAGTTGTTTATGAATCCCATCGTATCCCATACAGCATCTGATATTTTAGCCTTGACACGTCGGCAAACCTTAGAAGATGATATGAAACGTTTGGAAACACAGATACAGAGTATAGAAGATGGAACCAATGAAGCGGATTATTTCCTGAAAGTCGGTGATATCTTGTTTTCCTATACAGACGCCCAAGAACGCATTGCGGGAGGTGAAACTCCCACCGAATCTCCTGGAGGAAAGAAAGCCCGTATCCCTTCCAACAGCGTGTATTCCTATTTTTCGAATGAAGCGACGGTGGAGACCAAGCCTGTAGAATCTGATGAATCTATGAAAAAGGCCTCTGCGATTACCAATAACAATGGATTCATGCGCGATAAGGCACTTGATTCCTACTTACAGGCATTAAATCCAGATGCGGTTCAACATGAAAGTGCGATTGCGTCTAGTTTGGCCCTTGACTATGGTACCTGTGCCGTCTGCGAGAGTGAAATGCTTGTGAATGAGTCCTTTTTGGACTGCCCTGAATGCGGATACCAAGACTATATATTGGTAGATTCTGAGAAACCTTCCTATAAAGATCCTCCTAGAGAAATGTCCTATTACGCCTACAAGAAGATTAATCATTTGAATGAATGGTTAGCCCAGTTTCAAGCGAAGGAAACGACGGAGATTTCGAATGCGGTTCTGGATCAGATTCGTGCGGAACTTCGTAAGGAACGCATCACCGATATGAGCAAGTTGAAGCCGTCCAAGTTGAAAGAGGTGATTAAAAAGATGAAATTGAGCCGTTGCTACGACCATGTGGCTCATATATTGAATCGGCTGAATGGAATTTCCGCTCCTGCGTTGTCTAGAGAAATTGAGGATAAACTTCGTTTTATGTTTAAGGAAATACAATTCTCCTTTGTAAAGCACTGTCCTAAGAAACGTTCCAATTTCTTGTCCTATTCCTATGTTCTTTACAAGTTCTGTGAGTTACTCGAATTGGATGACTACCTGCCTTGCTTTCCTTTGCTGAAGAGCCGAGAAAAACTCTATATGCAGGATAAGATTTGGCAAAAGATTTGCGAGGATATGGGGTGGGAGTTTATACGAACTGTGTAAGGGGGCAAGCCCCCTTTCGAACCCCTCCCAATAGAACCCTAGAGCGGGGTTCCAAAAGGGGCGGAGCCCCTTTGGGGTGGCACCCCTCAGACCCCCAAAGGGGCGGAGCCCTTGTCTAAACCTTCCGAAGTGACCAATAGGTAATGGAGTCTGTTCATCTCGGATTTGACATGGGTATTCGCAACCTGGCCTATTGCTTGGTGCGACACAAGGCCGACAAATCATGGACGATTACCCATTGGAATAACATTGATTTGCTCGAAGGAGGCATTGCGTCCCAAGATTCTAAAAAGTGTTCGGCTTGTACATCTCCTGCGGCCTGGATTCATACGGGTGATTCTAGTCGTTGGTGTAAGGGATGTGCGACGGGTGTTCGTCGCAAAAAGACGGCTACCTTGCGGCCTACACTACCTTGTCTACCGTGCGGACTTACCGTGAAACCTCTTCGTGAGTTGGCTCTTACAGGGGACTGGCCCAACGCCAAAAAGGCCAAGAAAGAGGATCTGACCGCCATGGCCGCATCACGGTATCTGATGCCGTGGAAACCCGCCAAGGCCACGGATTCTTCCTTGATGACGATTTTACGTGCCATGGATACCTGGTTAGACACTGTGCTTCCTACATTCGCATCGGCCACTCTTATTCGCCTTGAAAATCAGCCGGTCATGAAGGGGCCAACGATGAAATCGGTTCAGATGATTCTGTTTACCTTGCTGTCGCATCGCCTTGTGCGGGAGCATGCGTGGACAGGGTCCATTGAGTTTGTTCATGCAGGGACGAAGACACGGGCGGCGGAAGCAACCGCTGCGGCAGCCGTTCCTGCCACTGCCGTCCCTGCGAATGTGATTGTATCAACTGTCCCTGTCGTAGCAACCACCAAGGAGGAAGGGGCTGCGTATCGAGCCCGTAAAAAGACGGCTGAAGCGGAGGCCGTGGAGGTACTGACAAAAGCAGGTGCTTCTGCTGCAGCCTGGTTAGCCTTTTTCAATGGCAAATCAAAAAAGAGTGATTTGGCCGATGCGTTGTTGATGGCACTTCGTGCGTAATATTTGAAATCAGAATAAGAATCCTTATTTTTATTTCAATCAGATTCGGATTCGGATTCGGATTCGGATTCCTCCTCTTCTTCAGACTCTTCTGAACTATACTCTGGATCCGGAGGAAACGGGGGGAACCGTGTGTTCATCTCTTCCGCCACAGTCTTGACTATTTTTTTCATCCTATAGGTAGATACAACTCCTATTGGAACCAGTGTTCCAGTAGCCTTTAGATATTCAAGTGCAAGTATATAACGCAGTTCAAAAGGTTGACAGACGGCCATAGCGGTTCCAGACTTGGTTCGTTTTGCGAGTGTAGCCTTCCATTCGAATAGAATCGAAAGAATCTGCTTTACTCGCTCTACCCTGTCTCGGTACTCGGGGCTTCTCAAAGCCGGAATACTTTTACACGCGAGAACCAAGGGTGTATCCTCGACTGCGTTACGTTTTGAGTAACGCAACAGCCAATGTTCACCATTTACTTCAGCCCCGTGTTCAAGAAGCATCCGTACAATGGCAGGATGGGCCTCTTTTGCAGCAATACAAAGCAAATCATTCAAGTATGTATTTGGAGTAGGCCGAATTCGTTCAAGAAGAGCCTTTATCAGGGTTGGCATGTTGTGGGCACAAGCACTTGTAAGAAGAGTATGCCCTTGCCACTCAGTATTTGCCCCCGCAGCTAACAGTCGAAGTCCGATGGCTTCATATCCTCGTTTACAACAATAATACAAGGGTGTGGCCCCGTTTTCCATACAATTTACTGGTACGCCCTCCCCTAGAAGCCGCCACACCTCCGTCTCAAACCCTTCCGATACAGCCACAAGAAGTCGGAAGCCCAGTTGCTCAGGAGTTAGGGTACCCTGGATGTACCCAGGGACTGAACTTCCGTCTGGATTGTCGCATAGGACCGTGGTTTCCAAATCAAATTGGATCCGTTGTCTTGTACATCCATCAGAGTATTTTTCCAAACTTGCCGGAAAGAGGCTGACGACCATTTCATACCAAGTCTCCCCAGGAGGATGCAGGGGAGCCCAGCGACCACTGACCCATTCATGACAGAAGAGACCTTGAGGATGTTGGGCGAGTGTCCATCGATAACTTGGAAACGATGTTACTTTGAGGATCCTTGAAGTTCCGACAGCATCCTTGATGCTCATCACAGTACCTATGCGAAGGTGAAGACTACGTGATCCACTCAAAGTAAGTTCGATGCCCTTTTGATCTGTATGCCAAATGGCCCTTGTAGTCTTATTGCGGCCTTCCATTTCTTGTAGAAGTCGTGGGAGGCCCTTCTTGGATGCAGGAGCAGCGGAAGGAATAGCGAGTACAGGAAGAACGGAAGACATTTTGAAAAGTTATGGGACCCGGTACAAACATGGAAAGATATACAAATCTTTCAATTTTTATACTGTAAACAGAAGGGATCTAGTGTTTATTTCTTCTTGTTTTCCTCTTGGAAGAAAAAGAAAAGTTGCTCTTTCCACTCTTACTGCTCTTATTACTTCTCGTGCTCTTATTACTTCTAGATGATCTAGGGCTTGCCTTCGCTGTGCGATTAAACAAGTTGTTCTCCTCTGCGATACCCGCCAAACGCATTCCCTTGTGGGCCACCATCTTTTCCAGAATCTCGTCCTTCTTCTTCGCAGGAATAATCGCAAGGATATCTCCCTTGTCGGTCAGCACGTGGGACCCCACGTGGACTGCCACATCCTTTTCTGCCGCCAAGGCAACGCCCTTCTTGAGTTTGAGTGCATTGCCAAGACGCACATTGTATTCCGCACCGTCCACCAGCGATTTGACCAAAAAACGCCGTCCGCCCAGAACTTTTACAACAACCGCAGGGATTGTATCTATATTTTCCGCACT